ACGAAGCAAAACCTACAGAGAGAACGACCGCAGTGTTAGCGAATGCGAGGGACGAGGCTAACACTTCAAGCGGGATATTCCAACAGGTCGACGCTGGCTCAACGGTTGAGATGAAAGGATATGTTACTAACGGCGAGGCTGTGGATGGCAACCAAGTCTGGTTCGTTACTGGTAGGAGCGGTAAGTATATGTCTGCCGAGGTCTTTACAGATAAGAGTACGCACGATTTGCCAGACTTGACACCTCAATCAGCACCGAAACCCGAACCACAACCACAAGACTACAGCAAGATTATTCTGGACATCTCAAATCATCAAGACGACGCTATTGTAAATCATTTACATAAGTTCGCTGGCGTTATTCTCAAGGCTGGACATGTCGGTCAGTCATTCGGAGGCGACGCTAACAAGATTGACCCGAAACTGGTCAAATTCGCGAAAGCCGCGGGTGATAAGCTACTAGGGATTTACTGGCTACCTTATTTTTCAACCGAAGAAGAAGTTAAGACTGAAGCAGAGCGTTTTATTGAAGCTCAAAAATTAGTCAACGCACCTCTATTGTTTGTCGATTTGGAGCCAGATTTTGAAGGCACAGTCGAGCAATTGAAACTATTTAAGAACTTAGTCTTACAGAAGACTGGAAAACAGGTATTCACTTATGCAGGTGAGGCTGTCATTAAGAAGTTAGGACTAGAACGCGTTGACTTGTATCCGAATTACAGCACGAAAGACAACTACGCACACGGAGCTTTAATTCATCAATTCACGGACAAGGGCAAGGTTGATGGGTTCGATGGCAACTTAGACTTCTCTACAGTCAAGATTTCGTTAGATGAATTGAAGAATATAGCTCAAATTACCGCGTCTAAGCCCGCAGAGCAGTCGAAAGATGAAAAGGTGAATGATTTACCGTCTGAAGACAAAGAACGCCCTGTAGAGCCTCAGAACGCGTCGAGCGAAAACAAACCAAACAAAGAAAGGAAAGTCATGACTGACGAAGAAACAGCAAAACTAAACGAAGTAAAAGACAATAGCTTGGAGATGGCAACTGAAGTATCGAATACGGATGTAGCTGAGGAACTAGTCTCAAGTGTAAGCAAACGTACTAAGTTGATAGTTTACATCATCGGAGATATCTTGGTGGGTGCAAGTGCAATAGCGCCACAGGTCGCAATCGCCATTCTTTCCGACGAGCCTTATGTAAAGATTAACGCCATAAGCGGAGCTTTAGCCACGGCTGGTCTGTTCTTGTTGACGATGTTCGGAATTTATAAGAACGGAAAAGCGAAAAAAGTGTAGTATAATGGAAATGGATAGAGCTAGTTTGTGGTACCCTAGCCTATCTAACACAACTCCAATTGTGACTGAGACCCTTTTTCTGGTGAGGGTCTCTTTCTTTTTGGGCGAGTTTTCCACAACCCTAACGGGGGTAGATTAAAAAATATAGAAAAAAACTAGAAAAATAAGCATAAAACCGTTGACAACGTAAGCACGGTTATGTATACTAAGAACATAACCAAAACGGTTACCACATAATAACTTAAACTCTATCGGAGGATAAACGAATGAAAACTATCAAAAAAATCACTAAACGCGACATTGACAATATCCGTGAATTCGCTCGCTCAGGTTACATCAAAACCGCTTCAGAGTGGACTACCGGCTCTGGTCGCTACACTACGCGACGTGCAATGCCAATCTTTACAACTCAGTTCGAACGTTCAGACTTTACCCGTGAACTCACAACTGGCAAAAACTTGCCTCAATGGGGTACGCTTGAACGAGAGGCTTACAATTACTTCAACGAAAATCCACGAACACGCGTTATTCTGGTGATGGATTTTGAAAAAGTTCTAAACGCCCTACACGGTGCTGAGATTTAACCGATGAAAAACACAAACTTCAACTTAAAAAATAATCATAACAAGGGGGAAACTATGACCTACAACAATCACTCTATAACCGAATTAACTCAAGAGGAGCTGTTTGAGCTTATCGACATTATCCGTGATGAGCTTGAGAATGATGGCTACGACAGCTTTGTGAGTGCTCCTACTGACATAAAAATCGAAATCCAACAAATTGTCCAAGAATTCAACAGACGGGCTAAAATCGTCTCTGACAACTTCCTGGACGGTATCACGATAAATCAATTGTTCTTCGAATAAACTTAACCTAATCTCTGAAAGGAGAAAAACAATGAGCTTCGGCAAGAAGACTTCAATCAATAAAATCAAAATCAACTCAGTGCGAGGTCTCAGAAAAGAGATTTTCGTCAAACGCGATAAGAGAATAAACTTCAAAGAACTCTACCAGATACAATTCTTGTCTAACGGGGTTCAAATCACCTACAAAACTACATCCGCAAAAAAGGCAAAGGCAATAATTCAGAATAATAAAGATACGGTACTGTCTCTTCATTCCGACCGAACTGCGTCGCAACTGTTCTTGGAGGCTTTGCTGAGGCAAGCCCTGGGTAAAGAGGGTGTCGTCGGAGAATAAATCCTTAATAATCGCTTACATCTGTCATGATTAAACCAGAACGGAAAGGAGGGAACTTATCACTTCACAACCTCATTCGTAAACTTAAAAATCTAAAGAAAGGAGAGGATGAATGCAAGAATCAAATACGAAACGCGAACTGTTCATAAAAGCGGTGCTTTCGTCTTGGCGACTTCCCTGGCAATTCGACGAGGACAAACTTTACTACACGCTGTTAGACAAATACACGAAACTGGGCTTGACTGGCGATGAACTGAGAGAAAAAGTCGAGACCAAAATGGAACTAAAGCATAAAAAATACGTCTTGGCGAGGATGAACGCGACGACTATCGCTAAAATCGCTGAGAGGATTTACGGCAATGACTAACTTACTAACTAAATTAAAATCATGGTTCAAAACTGAACTGGAAAGGTTGAAAACTTATGACTGGTAAAAGTGAATACGACGAATTGACGGCTGAAGAGATTATAAAGCTCTTGGTCGGGTCTGGAGAAGAAATAAAGAAAGAGGTCGAGAGTGATATCGACTCTATGACTGGCTTACAATGTAGCGCTTTGGCTTGCATGTTTGTCGATGAAATGGAGAAGCTACAGATTGGCGACTTTGGCAAGAAACGTCCCGAGGAATACTTAATCTTTGATAAAGAAGATGGCGAAGTGAACCCTGACAAAGCACCGAAAATCAACGGTCAAGCACTGTGTAAAGACTTCAATCTGTCTAAAGAACAACTGAGGACAGTTTTGACTGTGGCGATGATGGCTCAAGCCTCAGAGTTCGCCGTTCAGTTCAAAAAGATGGCTGCTAAAAAAACTAGGAGGAATAAATAATGTCTGGCACCCGAGCTGGAGGGTTGAAAGCCCGAGACGCGAACCTTAAGAAAAATCCAAACTTCTATCGTGATATCGGTAGAATTGGAGGCAAAAACGGACAGACTGGAGGCTTTGCCTCAGACTTCGTCGGGAATGATGGATTGACAGGTCCTCAACGAGCTAAAATCGCTGGTAGAAAGGGCGGTCTCATCAGTAAAAGAGGTAAAAAAACGGAGAGAACGAATGTCTAAAGGTGTGAGAGAACTGTCTGTCATCGACCTGAAAACACCCTTGAGTGTGAACGGTAAGCTGGTGGTGGTAATTCACCCCCTCAGGCTTGGTCTGGTCAATGAGATACACATCCAGGGTTACCCCAAACCGTTATATATCAGAGGAGAAGAGGCTGTTAAATACCCGCTGAGACCCTCTAAAAACCGCGAAACTGTGTTTTTGTATGAAATCCCGTTGCCGACTTAAAAGAGCGTCTGGAGGGCTTAGATGACGTATCAGAGGGGGTTGCGAATGATTAAGGTCGTGCGATTTATGTCATTCTCTGAGTTTTTGGGCTTAATCGAGGGTAAAGAACTGGAGAACACCAAGAACCATAAAGAGGAAGATGACTGTAAAACAGACTCTATCGGTTTTTGCTTCACCCCGATTGACGAATTCAAAGACGACACAATCTACAACATAGCTCGATATTTATGCTCAATCGCAACTACCAAATTCTGTGTGGTCGCGGACATTGACGAGGCTAAGCTGAAGAAAGGCTACGGCGTTTATACTGACCACTCTGAGGACGACAAGATGAGCTTGCGAGATTTGATAGACCCGTCAAAATGGAAAACTATAACCGTCGATGAATACTCAACTACGAAGTACTCACTGAAAGACCTGGAAAACGCTCGCTGGTTCTTACCCGAGAACAAGGGCGTCGGGTTCTGGTCTATAGAGTGGAAGAACCCAGAGGAAATCACCGATAAAGTGAATAAGAAAAGGAGAGAGAA